GGGGAGGCTCACTGACACAGATTTATGCCAGTGCTCCTTTACGGAGGACTTTCGCTGTAGTTAACAGCTTCTGTGATTGAAACCACAGGGTAGTCAGTTTCCTTCTAGCTACGAAGACGTCGTGAGACGAATCTAGCATGCGGGTTGGCACCCGTCTTATGAAGGAAGAGATCATGGTATTTAACGTACCAGTAGACGATCCATGGGGAACGAACAAATCGAAAACCTTTAAGGCTACGATTAAGGTCGAACCCAATGGGGCCACGCAGACGCTGAACCACGGGGTTAAACCCGTATCAGTTAAGCAACGTCCCGTGTATGGTGAAGCCGCACTCATCGACGGATGGCGTGAGCCAACCGTTTTCCGCGGATATGTGATGAAAAACATATGCGAGGGTGAGTTTGACTACCTCTGTTATACAGGAGGTAAGATCAAGCGGCATAAGGGGAGTAACTACCCCAGTTCTACTACTGACATCTACTGCGGGACCGAAGGGTCCGGTAGGTATCCCATTAACACCGGGATGGATGACAGAGCACGTAATCAGGCACTTGCGAAAGCGAATCGCGCCGAGTTTCAAGTCGGTGTGTTCGTTAGTGAGTTGTCTGAGTCAGTTTTCCTCCTTGGTAGGCTCTTTCGAGATCTTGCTAAGTATATGAAAGCTGCACTTGCGTGGCTAAAAGAGTCGTTGGTCCAAAAGACCCTAATTGACTCCAAGGCCGCCTTCATCCGGAAGATCCAAGCACGTGAAAAACGCAAACTTAGCGCTAAACGTGCACAGGAACGATGGGCCGCTCATATAAAAGCGGTTGATTTGAAGGACCCGAGTGCTGCGATCCGGCGCCGTCAGGCGATTAAGGATAAAGCAGCAGCGCAAGCACAACGTGTGGTGCGTACCCCCGCCGACAAATCTGGACGAGTAAAACTCGAAAAGATTCTAGGAGACGCGCTTCTTAACCGCTGGTTAGAATTCCAGTACGGTTGGAAGCCGTTGTTGAACGACATCTATGGGATTGCTGGGCTGATCGAAGAACAGCTTCAGCGGCGATTGACTGTAAAGGCAATTGCAAATCCGTCGGACATCGTGGGGCCTTCGACTGTCTTCGCTCCCCCTGGTTCTGGTAGCATCTACGTAGATGATACCGTTGTGACTGGGGCGAAGTGTAGACTTGACTTTGTGATTCAAAACGCGGTAGCGGCTCATTTTAATAGGATGGGCTTAGCTAACGTGCTGGAGATTGCTTGGGAACTCGTTCCTTTCTCGTTTGTTATTGATTGGTTACTGCCGGTTGGCAGTTACCTCGGTGCATTATCGGGAAGCTGGGGACTCACTTTTAAAGGTGGGTCTATCACAAGGTACACAACAGCCGACGTCAACGTAGAATGGACTCAGTACCAGTATATTTCTGGTGAGCGGATTCGCTATAATGTGAAATCCGTGTCCTGGTTCCGATATCCTATTTCGGACCTTACGCCGTCGCCTGTTAGATTGCAGAATCCGCTTACTTCTGTTTCACGGGCTCTAACCTCGTTAGCGTTAGTCACACAAATCTTATCTAGGAAAGGATAAGACCTATGCCACAACTAACTTCCATCTCTCTGGCAGATCGGACCCCGGTCACACCGGTTACGCACGTGTTCACCCCTTCAGACCTCAAGTCTGGAGTAGGGTTTCTCGTGTCGAACGCCGGCACTCCCGTGGGCGAGAAACGCCTTACACTTTCGATGAAGAAAGTGGGTGCGCGCTACAAAGGACAGGTTCGCCTGGCCCTTCCCGTGGTGGTGAATGAGACGATCAATGGCGTGACAGCACCCAGAGTGGTGCGCACTGCTTACGTGGATGTCGCCGTTATGTTTGACGGAACTTCCACGCGCCAGGAACGTATCGATGCGATCGGCATGATTGCCGACAGCCTTGATGCTTCCCAGACCGCCGTGATGGCGGCCTTGGCCGATCTGGAGGGCGTGTATTGACTCGCGTCAGCACTCCTCCCCTTCTTTTGTTATTCGTGGTTCTCCTTGTTGCGGGCTGTCAATCCTCAGGATTGAAACAGACGTTTCAGGGTGAGCTTCCGATTGACGGAAGGCTCATTTTCTCCAACTGACCGGTTTCCGGACAGTAACCACATGCCTAATAGGAGTACCTATGGCACACAGCGCTTGCCGGGGACAGGAGACTAAGAAGTCCCTCTCCCCGCGTACGAGCACTCAGTCTCGTAACGCAGCAGTCCTCTCTGAAACACAAGCTGACAATGTGATCAGCCTGATACAGGAGGCCTTCTCAATTGACGTTCACTCCCTAAAGTTGTCGGAAACGGGCACTGCCCGATTCTTATATCTCAAGGAGTACGTCTTCTCGAAGTACGCCGATCCCCTTCCGGGTGAGGCTCATGTCGATGAGAAGGAACGCATCCGTCTCGCCATTGAAAAATGGCAGAAAGCGGAGCAGCGTAATGCAGTCACCAACTGCCGCCTTGGAAGTGGCGACGTAGTGACCTTCAGAACACGTATGCGCGGGAAACCGGGCACGCGTATGAAGTTTTCTTCGAGCGATGTTCTCAATATCGCTCGGGATATAGTTACGAGTGTTCTTGGCGTGCGCCTACCACATGCTAATGTTTTGCATGGGGCGTTCACAAACGGAGCTAGCACGCGAATAAAACGCAGCGAAAGTTCCGTCGCCGAGAAGTTTGAGGGAAGGCCACATGCTACTGCGCAGGCATCCTTGTTTTATCCCTGGTTAGCGTTTGCTAACCCGGGGTGGGAACGGCTAAACCCGGAAGGGTTTACGCCGGAGGTTGTCAATGGTAGTATGATGTTCACAGTACCAAAGAACTCGGAAATCGAAAGAGTGGCTTGTAAAGAGCCCGAAGCGAATTCCTATCTCCAACGTGCCTACGGATTGTACATCCGGAAGCAGCTCAAGAAACACGGCATTGACTTAACTGATCAAAGCCGCAATCAAGAGCTTTCACGTGTCGCCTACAGGCGTGGTCTAGCGACCATTGACCTTTCAGCGGCCTCGGATTCCATTTCAAGGGAGCTTGTTAAACAATTGCTCCCCCAAGAATGGTTTGATGCACTGAACTCCGTGAGGAGTCACAGTGTGTTAACACCGAGTAATGGGGCGGTTTCGCACCATTTGGAGATGTTCTCGAGTATGGGTAACGGGTTTACGTTTGAGTTGGAGTCCTTACTATTCTGGGCCCTGACACGAGCGGTTTCCCGCCTCATACGCGCCAAAGGGACGATTTCGGTCTATGGCGATGACATAATTTGTCCTCTCGCCACGGGTCGGATTCTACCGCGTGTCTTTGCGTTCTTCGGATTCAAAGTAAACACCCTAAAGTCTTGTACTAGGGGTGCTTACCGAGAGTCTTGCGGTGCGCATTGGTACTACGGCGTAGATGTTAAGCCTTTCTTTGTTAGAGGAAAGCCTAAGACAGTTGTTGACATAATACAGATCAGCAACCAGCTTATGGCTTGGATGACACGCGAGAGTGATCTCGCGGATATTCCGCTCTCACTCATTTCATTATGGGGACAGTTGTCCACTATGATAGATGAGCGCCTTTATGGCGGACAGAGTTTCGAACGCAGTGATGCGCTCGTCACGGGGCATATGCCCCGAGAGCTTCTAAGGCGCAAGCTGAAGAAGAAGATGCGACCCCAGTTGGGGGCGTATCTAGCTTGGCACCATTCGAAACTGCAGGCTAGACATGATGTACTAGGTGAGTTCATTGATCCCTCACGGGGTCACTCACTTATCATGCGCAGTTGGATCGATTACGTCAGATCCGCTGCTAAGAACGGCGCAAATAATGCCGTTTCTCCGCCTGACAGTGCGTCCGAAGTCCTCGTAGAAAAGGACTGGGTACAAAGACCCAATCGGACTTGGTACGACCGAGATGTAATGTGGCTTGCACAGCAAGTCATCATCTTCGGTTTGGAGAAGCATAAGAAGCTCTCCGAACAGACCCTCGGTAACCCGGTGTAATCCCGGGCCTTTACGTGTAATTGTGG